ACGTTGACATACAAGCAGAGCGTAAGGCTTTGGGGCCGAATGCCGATGCGGTTATCAACGGCATGGTTAACTGGGCTAGAGGATTGGTCAACAAGGGCGTATGGTCGGCTGAAGACTTTGAGGAGTTCAAGATCATGGGTGGCACAGCCCGTGGCATCAAGGCTCTGTCAAAGATTCGGGAGGCTTACGAAGGCCGTATCCCCACAGAGTCGATGCCGATTGAAGGCCAGATGTCTGACCTAGAGTTGCAGGCTATGGTTGGCGATCCCAAGTACGAAACTGATCCGGCTTACCGCCAAAAAGTAGAGCGCCTATTCCAAAAACGATATGGTTAAATAGGAGTCTCCGCTCCTTCACGGAGTTTGCCCCGACATGGCTCGGGGCTTTTTTTTGCAAAAAACTATCAAAAACACTTGCGCGATAGACAAACCTGATTACAATGTGTATCCGAGGCATATCAGATTATCGACCCTCAGATGGTTGTACCCAACTGGCTGGCATCCTACTGCAAGCAACCGGCCCGGCTCCCGGCTCACCGACAGCGAGAAACCTCTTTATAACTTTGTCAAAAGGTAAACAAAATGGCTATTAATCTGTCCACAGCCTTTGTAACCCTGTTTGATGCGGAAGTTAAGCAAGCCTATCAGGCTTCGGCGGTTCTCCGTCCGGCTGTCCGTATTCGTTCGGGTGTTGAAGGTTCTACTTACAAATTCCCCAAGATCGGCAAAGGTGTTGCTCAAGTCCGTATTCCACAGACTGACGTTACCCCGCTGAACGTAACTTACTCGCAGGTGACTGCAACTCTGAGCGACTACATCGCTGCTGAGTATTCGGACATCTTTATGCAAGCCAAGGTCAACTTCGACGAGCGTCGTGAGTTGGTTAAGGTTGTGTCGAACGCAATTGGTCGCCGTCAGGATCAACTGATTTTGGACGCTCTGACTGCTTCTAGCGCCACATCGGTCAGCAATGACATCGGTGGTACTGACACCAACATGAACGTCGCTAAGCTGCGTTCTGCTGCTCAGACCCTGAATGCCAACAACGTCCCAATGGATGGCCGTCACATCATCATCCATGCAAGTTCTTTGGCTTCGCTGCTGTCTGAAACCGCTGTTACATCGTCTGACTTCAACACTGTCAAGGCGCTGGTTCAGGGTGAGATCAACACGTTCTTGGGCTTTACCTTCCACGTTCTGGGTGATCGCACTGAAGGTGGTCTGATTAAAGACGGCTCGAATGACCGTACCTGCTTTGCATTCCACAAAGACGCTCTTGGTCTGGCAGAAGGCATCGCTCCAAAAACTGAGATCAACTATGTGCCAGAGAAGACTTCCTTCCTGATCGCATCGATGTTCTCGGCTGGCGCAGTTGCGATTGACGATGAAGGTATCGTCAAGATCGTCTGCCGCGAATCTTAATCTAGGGGGCTAATATGGCTTATTCTTCTACTGGTTTTGCGACCATTGGTGCATCAAAGTCTGGCAACGCGCCGTCTTTGTACTCGTATTCGACAGCAGACGCTATTGCTGACGTAAACACTAGCGGTTACTTTGATGCGATTTCCAGCATTTTGAAAGTTGGCGATGTCATTCTGGTACGTTCGTCTACTGGTGGTACACAAGCTCTGACGCTTGTGTATGTTGCCAGCAACGCTTCTGGTGTTGTGGATGTCACTGATGGTCTGACTATCACTGCGACCGACTCTGACTAATTAGAGTTTGTCACATCGGGGGCCACTGCTGGGGAAACTTAGTGGTGGCCCTTTATTACATGAGAGGCTCGTATGGCAGCAGGCGATACATCAGTTGCTATTTGTTCTGACGCATTGATCTTATTGGGTGCAAAGCCTATTTCGTCATTTAACGACGGAACAGACGAAGCGAACACTTGCGACCGTTTGTACCCTGATGTTCGGGATATGACGCTTTCAATATACCCTTGGTCATTTGCGTATAAGAAAGTCCGTTTATCCAGACTAACAACGACCCCAGTTAGTGAGTGGAAGTACGAGTATCAGATGCCCGGTGATAAGTTGGGCAATCCTCGTGCTGTATTTGAGACATCAAATTCTTACGCTCGTCCTGTAAAGCTTTGGGAAATTGAGGGAGACAAGCTTCTTACTAATTACGAAGAAGTCTATGTTGATTACCCTTATCAAACCCCAGAATACGCAATGCCACAATACTTCGTGCAATTGCTGAAGTATATGATGGCTTGGCATTTGGCATACCCAATTACTGAGCAAGAAGGAAAGACTGGCTATTGGCAAGGAGTTGCTATTGGTGGCCCATCGGAAAATGGTCGCGGTGGGTATCTTCGGCAGGCAATGAATATTGACGCGCAAGGTCAGCCACCTCAAGTCATTGAGGACTATGAACTTGTTGCAGTGAGATACTGATGGCAAGATTTATTGATTTCCAGACGAACTTTAGTACGGGTGAACTTGACCCGTTGCTGCGTTCCCGTGTGGACATCCCGCAGTATGCAAATGCGCTGGCAAAGGCTACGAACGTCATCATTCAACCGCAGGGTGGCGCTCGCCGTCGCCCCGGCACAAAGCATATCTTTGAGTTGCCGAACTCAAGTACACCATCTGTTGCCAATGGCGTTCGACTGATATCTTTTGAGTTTTCAGTCGATGACAGTTATATGCTGTGCTTTGTTGCTGGCAGGATGTATGTTGTAAAAAGCGGGGCATTAATTACCAACATCAATGGCTCTGGTAACGACTATCTTGCAGTGGCATCGATTACTGGTGCAATGTTATCGTCATTAAGCTGGACTCAATCTGCTGACACGTTGATTGTTGTCCACCCAGATTTGCAGCCAATCAAGATTGTGCGTGGCGCTACTGACGCAAGCTGGACAGCAACGACAGTTACGTTTGATTCAATCCCGAAGTATGCTTTTGCTCAAACATTTAACAATCCGGTAAGCTTATTAACTCCATCTGGAGTTAGCGGGAATGTTGTTTTAACGTCTCAAGTTACTGGAACTGCACAAGCAGGAACGGCAAGCACGATTACATTAGATGCCGCTGCATCTGAAGTTGATAATATTTATGCCAACTTCACAATTTCCATAACAGATGGAACAGGCTCTGGGCAAAGCAAAACTATCTCTAGTTACGTCGGGTCAACAAAGGTTGCAACAGTATCGTCCAATTGGACAACAACCCCAGACAATACATCCAAGTTCAGGATCACGAAAAGTGTATTCCATGATGGAAGGTCTAGTACGGCTCAGGCTGGAACTGCTAGTACGATTACGTTAGATGCTTCAGCGTCTTCTTCTGCTGATATTTATAATGGGTCAACCATTACAATCACAGGTGGCACTGGTTCCGGCCAAATAAGAATAATATCTAACTATGTTGGATCAACAAAAGTTGCTACTGTTTCTTCAAACTGGACAACGACTCCTGATAGCACATCGCAGTTCACGATAACAAGTCAGGTTGACCAATATATAAACGTAAGCCCTCAAGGTCGAGCAAGGATTTCTAAATATATTAGCGCAACGTCCGTTGAAGCAATTGTTGAATTTCCATTTTTTAATACGCAAACAATTGCCTCCGGCGACTGGGAACTGGAAACTGGTTATGAAAATGTCTGGTCATCTGCACGAGGCTGGCCTCGCAGCGTATCGTTCCATGAAGGTAGGCTCTACTTCGGCGGCGCTAAGTCACGCCCGTCTACGATCTGGGGCAGTAAGGTGGCCTTGTTCTTTGACTTTAAGCCGTCTGAATTTTTGGATGATGATGCTGTTGAAGCTACCCTTGATACTAATCAGCTTAATATTATTGTTGATATTATCTCTGGTCGCGACTTGCAGGTCTTCACGACAGGTGGCGAATTTTACGTTCCACAGCAAGGCACAGACCCGATTACTCCGCTGACGTTTACGTTTAAACAGGTCAGCCGAAATGGTACAAAGACAGGTACACGAGTTGAAGCTTTGGAGTCAGGCTCGCTGTTTATCCAGAAGCAAGGTAAGGCTCTTAATGAGTTCTTGTTTTCTGACACTCAGCTGACTTATATATCGCAGAGGATATCTTTGCTGTCCGGACATCTGTTAAAGAACCCTAGCCGGATGTCTCTGCGTAGAGCGACATCTACTGACGAAGGGGATTTGCTGCTGCTGGTAAATGCGACCGATGGCTCTATGGCGGTTTATTCCGTATTACGTTCCCAACAGATTGTGGCTCCATCAGAGTTTACAACTGACGGAGAATTTCTTGATGTGAATGTCGATGTCACACAAATTTATACAGTTGTTAAACGAGTATTTAATGGCACGACTCGGTACTTTGTTGAGTTGTTTAGCAATGATCGCTTTACTGATTGCGCCTTTACTGGTGGTGTCGCAAGCACTGCTACTGGCTTACCACATATTGGCAAATCGCTAAATGTCATTTGCGATGGTGTGCCACAGGGTAATGAGACAGTAAGTGCTGGTGGTTCTGTTACTTTTGACCGAGCGTCGACACCCAACTATGAAGTCGGGTTGCCCATAACGGTGTACCTAAAGACCATGCCGGTTGAGGTCAAGTTGCAGTCTGGT